TTGCCTCTCCGTATAGGTACGCTGCATCCGTCAGCAGCTTAAATGCATTCATTGCTATATCTTGTTTCTCTGCCATACTCATTGCATATTTAAGGGGCATAATTTCCGGATGGAAATATTACCCGATTTAACATTTTAATAATTAACTCGTTTTGTAAATTATAAATCAAATTTTTCCGTAATATCTGAAGAACTCAAAAGGAGTTCTCACATCCAGATAACCGTCTACCTCTTCGTTAGCTTCCGCTTCCATCTCGAATGCTGAATTTCCGTAAGCCTTATCACCTACATTTATCCAACACCGGTTACGGCATAAGTGATACATGTAGGATATTGCGTACTCCAACCCATACTGAAGGTAGAACCACAACGGGCAAAGTAGATATACCCATAAGTTGAATCCGGTAAACAGCATGATTACCGTCAGTAGCACAGCCGAAGCAATCATACATTCTTCCCATTGGCGCACATGAATCGCCTCATGGTTAAGTGTACTCTGCCGTATCTCCTCCTTGCTTTTCTTGGTGAAGACGCACCATCCCAATGTGATGGTGTTGTAACCCTGCCACAGCAGCCATTTCGCTAACTTGCTTTCATAAAAAACTTTCATACATCTTTCCATTTATATTAGTTTGTTAATTAACCGGGTTTTCGTAATCATGGTCACCCAAATCAGCATACGAATACGAAATGCCATTTTTATTGGTTGAAATCCAGACTCCTCCCAATGATATGAATTCATAAACACCAGGGTCTGTGATATGAGCCTTATTGCAATAATGGTATTGACCGTCAACCAACTCCATATCATTAAATCCGTCCGATGTCACAACTGACACATAGCCATATGTGCTCCCTGAAGAATTATTATATATGATCAAGGATATTTTCATACCCACACATTGGGCAGAGCTGGGAAGCATGTACTCACTTTGGCCTATTCTGCTGGGACGCCCATTGCCAAAATCCGAACCAAAATTGGGGTTCAGGTAAAAGTAGCCTTCATTGGAACTAAACCCATGTATCTTTATGAATGCCGCTGTCGCTGTAATTTTTCCTTGAACATTGACTTCTCCAGTCTCACCATCAATGCTACAAGTGACATTTCCATTCTTATCCTTTGCCAATACGTTCTGCACCACCAAATCATCCACATAGATTTCATCGGCACGTATCTTTCTCGCTAAAGCCATATCCATAGCCACAAACATATACTGCTGTGCCGCCTCCCAATTAGCATCACCGTCTATCGAGGTAGGTGCGACAGTGACCGACGTACCGTAAGCCCGTACCCGAAACGGAATGGTTCGATTGTTGAATGTGGCCAGTACGATGTCATGGTAATCTTCATTCCAGACATATGTGTTGCCTTTGGCGAAAAAACCTCTCGGACGCGGCTCGCTGGCGTCTCGTCCGCTTGCTCCGTCATAGCTGACACCCACTGATATCTCCGCAATGAAACTGTCATTCCATGCCGAAGCGTCCGCCTGGCTCTGATAACAGCGAACCGAGAAAGTGGAATACCCAGCCGAAGCGTTGACCGTAATCTCGGAAGCCCTCGAAGGCCCTGCGATGGAACTCCATATCCCGTTGCTGTACCCCCGTGCGGCCAGATAGCCGTCCGGATAAGTCAATGTGGCGCTACCGAGCGTCCGCTTGGCATAGACCCGAAAAGCTGAAGGCACCAAAGACCCGGCACTGCTCACCCGTATATTGCTGCATGTACTGATGAGATAGACCATGCCGCCGTCTGATGTCAGTTGTTCCCATTCGTCGGTGTTCACTTCTTCGGTAATAATATAACCGTAGGACTTGCCGCCGTTCTGGGTCTGAGTGATTCGCCTCCCGTCATGAGTTGTCTGAGTCCATAGAGGTGGATTCGATGTATCAACCTTTGAGAGCCATGACCGGCCACCCATCGTGCAGATGGTGAGCTTTTTGAATGGAGTTTTAGCTGTGCACCACTCACCGCCAGCCTTGACGGATTCGCCGTCACCGCCCGGTTTTCCAGGATTACCGTCGGTACCGTCCACAACCATGGGTATAGTTTCCCGGTCCACGACCTGCCCACCCACGTAATAGACAAATTGCAGCTGCGTCGTGAAGTTCTTCGGGGAGATGGACGTGCCGTTCTGTATTTCCACCTCCGAACCACCGTCCTTACTGTATTTCAGCACACCATCCGTCGTGATGGAAGTGCTACCGCCTACAGACTTGGTACGTGTACATGACACGCTTGCCACGCTGTAAGTACCGTCCTTCCGCTTGCTTACTGAAGATACGGAGGGCACCAGTCGATACAGTACCGCATCACTGCCTGGATTACCGGCACGCACCCCGGTAATGGTGAACACCAGCTCACGGCTTATATCAGTGCCTTGGATAGTAGCCGTAACAGTTATCCTGACTTCTGAGCGTGCAGGCATTGAGACACCGGCCTGTACGGTGAAGGCTATCACCCCCGTATTGACATTGTAGCTCTCCGTGACACCTGCCGGGGTCACGCATGAGATGGATTTCAACTGTAGCTTCTGCGTGCCGTACCACATGCCGACGGTCGTATTGAGCACGGACTGCGCAACGGTCTTTCCCTCATATGTCAAGGCAATGCTTTCCATCTCGTTGTCGAAATCGGCTACAATGGCAGACTCGCCGTCAAAGCCCCATTTGGCCCAGATGGCGGCCGGACTGAACGCGCTCCATACACCGTCCTTCTTAGTTCGGCAGCAAGCCCACTCGTATGGCAGGCTCTCGCTGACACCAATCGGGTCATCATGCCAGCCGGACGGCACGTAGTCATCCACCTGCAAGGTGGCTGGCGTAGGAGGCGTCACATTCTCTGTCATATGTTTGAATATCCACTCATAGCCTTTTCCGTCCTTACCATCCTGGCCGTTCTCCACCAGCAGCTCATACTCAGCCGTGTTCAAGTCCCCGGTAATGGTATATCCGTAGCTCTTTCCACCGTTCTGCGTCTGCAGGATGCGTCTCCCCTCATTGGTCGTCTGAGTCCACATCGGAGGATTGTCGGTACCACCAGGAGCAATACAGAGGAACACACGTCCGGCCATCCTGGTAATACCCATGTAAGGTATATGCTTACCGGTTTCCCATTCACCGCAATTGGTAATGCTTGTACCGTCTGCACCCTTGCTGCCAGTCACACAGATGGCGTTCGTTGTGGTGGAAGTATCGTCAGTAAAGACTATCCTTGTCCGGGTCCAGATATACCAGCCGTTTTTCCACGCCGGAGAGTCTGTCTGCCACTCGCCTCCGGTTGTGGTGGCCGATGAAGAGGAAAGGTAGTATTCTTCGGTAATGGACTTGATGCCCTTGCCGTCGGCCCCCTGCCCACCACTGATACAAGCCGCTTGGGTGTACTTGACTTCGCCATCAGAATAGACAATCTTCGTCCGCGACCAGATATACTTGCCGGCTTCCCATTCAGGGGAGGTAGTCTGCCAACCGTCCACCGGGGCAATGACATTAGACACCGATATCGCGTATTCCACATCGGTAGACTTGATACCCTTGCCGCTTTCTCCCTTGGCCGCATATTTCAGCCAGTCGGCATTGCCGTCTGCCGGTTCTGTAGACGTGCCTTTCTCATTGACACATATCCATGAGCTGCCGTTATGCGTCACCTCATCATAATAGGCATACTTCTCACCCTTTTTCCACGTACCTTTAAATAGCGGTACCCGGAAAGCCTCGCCGGTGATGTCATCCACCTGGAATATCTTGCCGGACATGATGACGTGGCGAAAAACAGCCGAGTAGTTGTCGGCCGGAATGCCGTGAACTGTTCTGCCTTTCTTCTTGCCAATCCACGACATCTCTTGTGCCGGCTCGACATCCCAGGTATTGGCGTGGTCGAAGAAAGTGATGCAGTTGTTGCCGTTAACCGTATCAATCAGGATGTACGTCTGCCGTTCCGGGTCTGTAAAGTTACCCGTCTGGGCGAGTACCATCGCATCCCCCGGCTTCCAGTCGGTACCCGGTTTCGGCGTCATGACGAATGTCTTGGCAGTGTAATCGGCAGAAGTCACCCGGAACTTCATCTCCTCGAACCCCTGCAGCTTGCCTTCGGCGTTCTTGGTGACGAAGTAGGTGGTCAGAATGTCATCCACAAACTGGCTCAGCCCGTCGGCATCGGTCAGGTCAGGAGTTATGGTGTAGCTGCCGTCACCGTTGTCGCTCCATTCCTTGACCGTACATCCGCCTCCGGGAGAGGCGCACATTCTGCCTTTGAAATAGGTCACACGGTTATAGGCAATCTCCGGAACAAACAGACGTTTGCGGAAAATGCCCTCTTCCATTTCAAGGATGCCATTCTTATCGATACAACCTCCGGAAATACCGGTGATAAACTCGCCGAACTTGACCCAATCTCCGAAGGTTATGGGGAAGGGGGTGCCGTCAGCCTGGTCTTTTCGAAGGAACACCTTTGATAATTCTTCGATGCTCATTCCTTGTTGAATGAGTTCAAGAATGCCAATAAATGTCCGTCCAACCCTCTCTGCGGTATTCTCTCCCTCAGAAGAGGCGTTCCTTATCTGTAGAGCAAGTTTCCTTAATATGTCAAGTGTATCAGGCATTATTCACCAAGTACTCTAAAAGTTACACGATTAGCATTAATCCCTCCACTTCCCCTATACAGCGGAAAGTCTTTTTTATTATCATTCAAATACCGAACACATTCTTTCATATACCTATCAGCAACAGAGAAAGCATCATTATAAGCCATAAGTTTCTCCTTAAAATCAGAACGCGATGAATATTCGTTATCTTTATTGACAAATCCAAAACGGGTGACATTTCCATCTCCATTTTTCACGATACGAGCATAGGTATAATATGCCAATGTCGTTTTCAGCCCTACAAAGGAACGTTTGCCTCCACATTCTATGGTATAAGAACTACCATTAAGCAACTCACTATAATTTTCCGGATGTTCTTTCACATCTAAGAATAAAGCATCACCCAAAGCTGACTTCAAATCAATGTTCTCCGACTCCCGAATATATGCCTCTATCTTTTCCGTATCGATGTGTATTGACATCGTACGAGCCAACTTATAGACCTCATCTGTTGTTATTAGACATCGCAGCATTTCTTATATATTTAAGAGGTTGTACACTAAAGTCATTGGAAGGATTGAGAGGTTCATACCAATGCGCAAAAATTTTCTGAAAAGCCCGTTCAATCATGCGTTGTTGCTTTGACACAATAGAGTTATAGTATTCAAAAGCATCTTCCAATATATCCCCAGAAAAACCAACCTTACCAATCCGGATACAATACCAAGGCTCCTGCCCGAAAGCCGAATAAATACGTTCAACCACACTGGCATCAGTAACGGTAAACTCCTTATCATAATTTTTAGGACTAATATCCACAAACTCCGGTTTTTCTTCATCAGATTCCAAGGTTACCTCTAAGACCTTTGTCGCATTGGTGTCTCCTTGTAATTGCACGATAGTATCAGAAAAACCAGTATCTTCATTAGTCCTATCCTCTTTTATAGGATTTCCGTTTTCATCAAAACGTACCGAAGAAGCACCTTTCTTTGTAATTATCATCCCGGAAGGCATGAAGTTACAACGCACATTACGATACTTCACATTGGCTAATCCCTCATCCGTACTCATTTCCGTAATCACACGGTCAGCTCTTCCGATAGGATACACGAATTTCCCTGTGTTGCTAATCCATAGTATCTGCCCCTTATAGTTTTCAATCCCTCCGGCAGCCCGAATTTGCGCATAGACCACCTCTTTACGTGGATTAAATACATCTATAAACTCTACATTTTCTGGTATTACCTTTATGGCTTTTCCCTGACGGGTTTTCTTTCCTGTCCAATCCGGATGAACTGCGATTTTTGCGATATATCCGGATTCATCCTCCTCCAACAAACGGCAATTTTCAAAGGGGATGTGCTGTACTTCCACTATATCTGCGAACATATTATAATTAACATGTATCGCCATCCCATCGTAATCAGCAACATCCTTGCAGACGAAAGCATGGATGTCATCTGCCGTATCTCCACGGCGGTTAACCACATATTCAGAAAAAGCAACCTCACGAAACCCATTTCCCTCTATGAAATTGGCATAACGTTCTGCACATTCACTACCCGTTGAACTCGCAGCGATGATATTTCTTAGATGTTGGGGATATAAATTATCATCACCGTAGCTTTGGATGCCAAGATTACGTAAATAGCCCGTGTCAACACGCCTATTACTCTTCTTCTTTAATTCATTTACATTCATCGTTCCGTGAGGTTGTTCTTTATTTCACCGTTTCTACGGCTTCTATAGTCTGCTTAGAGTCAACTACAGATTGAGCCTCTTTAATATGAGCATCCAATACTTTAGCTGTAACTTTCTTCCCGTTCAGTTTATAAGTCTTGAACGCATCTCTCACAAACTCAGAAGTAGCACCTTCCACTTCAAAGGCTTTCACCAATTCTGAAACCAAAGTTTCATCCAATGGTAAAGCAGGACTCATCCGTCTTTCAACCCTTTTCTCCCAATCGGAAGGCGTTGAAGCAAAAAAGACTATCCCTTTAGGATTTTCCGCAAGATACCTTTCTGCCGCTTCGTCAGTAAGATTGTTGTTGGTGTACATTTCACTACTTCCAAAGCCTACTTGGAGCAATACACCATTTTTCAATGCATAACTTGATTTTTCTTTCATTTTTCCATATCTTTTTAAGTACGAATACATTTCAATCACAGCGTCACGATAGCAATCACCACATGAGGTCTTGGTAAATGTCCTACCAAGAACTTCATGAAACATCAGTTCAATGTCTGATTTATCAGAAGAAGAAAGGGAGACCTTATCCCCCAATCTCTTCAACTTATCAACCATCTCCAAGACAAGCATATTCCCTCCTATGCTGCCGGTTCAGCCGTCAAAGTGTTGACAGCAGTCTTAGTTGCTTCATAACTCGTCTTGAACAAGAATAATGCAGATTTAGGCGTTTTCTGCTCTTCCAAGGTAACAGCCCATCCACCTTCAGTATCCTCGCTATACTTATCGTTGTCGATAGCTGTAGCTGTAAGCCCTTGGTAGTAACCATACACCTGAAAAGCGGCATCACCAGGGTTTCCTTCTTTCTGTAAACCCTTATATTTATTCTCCAACACCACAACATAGGTACCGTTAGCCAATCCGTCAATAACATCAGCGCATACATCCGGGTCGTTTGCCAATATCACAATCGCGACAGTATTGGTAAACGAACTACGATATGTGCCAGCCACTAATGAGGTCTTTGTACCCGTAAATGGATTTTTACCAGGAACAACAACCTTATAAGCCTTCTTCCCGGTTTTCATAGCCAGCGTTTCAATCACATTCTTTTTTGTAGAATTGAATACTGTGGCTGCAAAGTCCACATCCGCACGATTCATTATTACCCCTTCCTGCTCCAATCCTTGTACTACTGGATCATCACACGACGGAACAATATCTTTCTTTAAAATATCATCACATACTCCCATAGAATACCTCCTTTTGTCAATATGCTACTTGCACCAAGTTGTCCTCGCCAATCATAGAACCGAGTTTACCAGTAGAATAGATATAATTCTTACGGGGTTTTCTTTCAAACCAGATATCAAGGTCAGATATCGGGTTATCGCCTTCACAACCGTACATTAAATTGTCCGGAGAACATAGAACCGCACGGTGAGGAAGGTTCAGTTTCGTTTTATCGTTCTGATACGCTTGAATAAATCTATCCCAAATAGAACATTTTACGACCGTAACGCCGTCATACTCTCCTACTTCAAGGCCGTCAAAAATGACCGTCCAAGGCATAATAACCTTATATTTCTCCCTCACATCACGTGACAAAGAATCACATAATGATTTTGTAGCAAAAATTGCATGTCCGGACTTCTGGAAAATACGGCTATCCGCATCTTCAAGCATCGTGTCAAACACAGATGTAGCAGCCCCCAATTCTTTCATCTTGGACTTCTGCAAAGCATAAGATGCTTCAGAGTTGGCTGATATAACGGTATGCTGACCGGAATTCTCTGCACATATGGCAAACAGGCGTTTAAAGAAACCGTCACATGTCTTGAACAATTCTACATTCAATCCATCCGTAATTTGACCGGAACCGTCAATATTAGCGGCATCCTTGTCTCCAAACCAAGTGAAGCGCCATAACATTTTCATCATTGCTTCCGTCAGTTTTGGAAGGACAATCCCATCCATATATTCAGTAGAAGTAAGGTCCGCAATATTGGTACCGGTCTTCAAGCAGTACTTTGCAATAGTATTCTCCAAATCCTCATAGCACATTTCCAACGGAACTTGCCAGTCGCCAATTTCCCATACTTTCTGGGCGGCAGCGATAGCCACTTTTTGATATTCAGGGTCACATCCGGCACCTGCGATACCTACATCCTCCATCTCACCGATGAAGCCAACTTTCTTGCCATTGGTCACTTTAGGCATGAACGTCATAAAACGCTCCATATCCTCATTTTGAAAGACTGTCAGTTCAATCAAGTCTTTCAAATCCTTCACCGCCTGATTGTCTGGCGTCAATTTTGAAAAATCTAAAATAGGCATACTCAATTCTCCTTTCTTTACTTTTTAGTTCTCTTCTCCCTTTCCTCTCTCAACTTTCTTTGAATAGGTGTCTCCTCTGCACTTGCTTGTGTCTCAACAGTATTCTTGAAGGATTGGGTACGCAAAGAGACTCTATAGGTTGAACAATGTTTTGCTAGCCAATTCTCACCTCCTGCCATCTTTACAGCATTCAGTATCTTATTGTCCTCAACTGTACGGGCATTGGTTTTCAATGCCGCATTTTCCTCTTCAAGTTCTTCAATGCGCGCCTTTAAAGCTTCAATCTCCTCGTCACCGTTTGCTTCTTCCGGGTCTTTGATTTCTGTAATCACTCCGTCTGTTACAATGATAGTCTTACCATCGGGCATAACATGCTCGCCATCGGGGGATGCCGCATCTCCCACCTGCGGTTCTCCTTCTTCACGTTCCACCGTCAGTGTATTACCTTCGGCATCTGTCAGTTCCATAGATACTACCGGAATGTCTTCTATCTTCTGGTAGCCACATTTCGCAAGCAGTCTGTCAATGATAGATTGCTTTACCGTTACTTGTTTCTCTTTGTTCATTTTCTCACTATTAAGTTTATAATCAGTTCCTTTTGCTGTAGTCGGTATAAGAACATCAGATATAAATCCAAGTTGTTTTGCAACCTCACCGCCAAACCATGCCTCCTTGTTCATCTGGACCTCCAAAATGGTCGATTCAACTCCTGTCCGTTCAACATATACAGCCATCATCTTATCCTTTTCCGCTTCCAGACTTGACTTGATGGATTCTATAGTTTCAAGGTCCAATAAATCATCATATCTTGCCAAATATGGTTTGTGGATGAGAAACTTTGCATGAGGATAAGCTTTTCTGCGTTCAAGTGGAGCAGAAAGCAAAATGATGGTAGCCATAGAAGCACATCGTCCAACAACGGTACAAGATATTTCCTTGCCCGACGCACGTAATGCATCATAAATAGCATACCCCTCAACCGTATCACCGCCGCACGAATGGATTTCAATGTCAATTTTAGGGTCAGCCGGGTCAAGCCATGAAAGGAAGTATTGGATATCCGGAAACGAAAGCCCCTCGTCACCGGTCAAATACCAATTTTCCATTTTATCCTTATCAGCTACAATGTCCTTGTTAATGTATAATTTAGCCATATCACATAATTGTTTGTAACAAAGGTAGAAAACATGATACGGCTTGAAGAAAATAAGAAGTCTATTCCACTGACACGCTTTGTCAGCAACTTTTTCAAAACAAAAAAAGAGCGGAATAATTCCGCCCCCCCTAAACATCCACCTTACTTGAGAACTTATCTATTATCCGATAAATTGTCCTTTCCGCAATATTATACTCATCGGATAAATATTGCATGATATAAGTCTTTTTATGTCCCTCCTTTGACAGACGGACATATTCTTGATACACGGGAATATATTTCACATCCCCGACATCAAGCGAAGCATCCCCCATCATTTGAAGAAGACTCTTATTCAATATCAATAGTTCATATGCTTTCATATACTACCAAGATTTTCAACGTACTTAACCCTATTAGCAACAGAGGTAAACTCTTCCACAGAAACCACCGGAGCAGGCGCCATCATCATACCTTTTGCAACAGCTTTGGCCAGCATGTCCTCTCCTAACGCCTGATTGGAAGAAGCTGTTACATTAATGGGAATACCTCCTCCTATCTGATTGAAAGCCGACAATAACGGAGCAAACATCGAGGTTGCAGCAGCCGTCATTACACTTTCACCGTTGGACAACATAGCAGGTATGGAATCGCTTGTACCGGAACCTGGCCCTTCAACTTTACCTCCTTGTGCAAATTTAGCACTTTTCACCGATTTCATAGCCTTTCCCATAACAGTAGTTACAGATGCCACTACAGTACCTATCGCAGCAAGCATGTCAATCCATGTTGCAGATGAGCGGGTAGCTGTTTCTACGGCTTTGGCAATGGCTACCCCTTGCGCAATAGAAACCTCCGCAATAGCCAGTATTTTCGCCAACTGAGCCATATTCTCGTTATCTCCTGCCGCTTGTTCCAACAAATCAGAAAGATTCCCTGCCAAGACAGAAAGGGATTCACCTTTATTTTGCTGCATCTCCACTTCCTTGTCAATGACCGCCTGCTTTGCATTCAAGTATTCTTGGTCTGCAGCAAGCTGCCTGGCCCGGAATTCGGCATCACTCTCCTCTCCCATCCGTCTCAAGCTGTCTTTCAGTTCAAGCTTCTGCTGTTCCTGCATACGAAGAAGCTCAAGTTCACTATCTCCATTCAATTTAGCTTCTGCCAATTCATTATCCAATCGAAGTTTGAGTGCATCAGCTTGTTTCTTTGCTGTATCATTCTCATGTTGAACGGACAAATCATAAATCTCTTTATTGTACTTCTCCGTAATAGCAAGCTTCATCTGTTCAGTAAGCTCTTTCTGACGGAGTTCTACGTCACGTTGGGCAACAAGTTGCTGCATCTTTAGTTGGTACTCCTGCTCACCTCCAGCTTTTACGGATTCAAGTTGCAGAGAGATTAGTTTCTGCCGGTTCTCCACCTCCTTCATCAGTTGTTCTTCCGATAATTGCTGTAATGCATCATTTTTTTGCTGTTCAAGTGCAATAATCTGATTATTTATAGCTCCACGTGCTTTCGTTGTAAGGTCTTGTTCCTCAATCAAGCGAACACGCAAATCTTCTATTTGACGAGAAAACTGACGTTCTATCTCAATGGATTGTTTCTCTCTACTGTCCTTAACCAGCTTAAGCATTTCATCCTCAGCCTTACGAATTTCTGAAAGTTCTTTTTCTTTTACAACTTTAGCCTTATCTACTGATTCTTTCCGCATCGCATTTATTTTATTCTGGGTTTCCTTATTACGGGTATAGCTCTCCATTTCCTTTTGAGCTACGTCCGAAAAAACTTGAGAGAATTCCTTTAAATCTTTCACTGTACTTTCTGATATACCCAATCGGCTAATAACCTCATCAGCCGTTACTGCCCCTTGTGCCATATCATCAAGCAATTTATTAGCTTCACCAGTAAGTTCTATTTGCCCAAGAAGATTTGCCAATTTCTTTCGGCCAATATCAATGCTTTCCTGCTGAAGTTTATTTTCCATATCGTATGCTTTTGTAGCCGCATCAGTACGCTCTTTCAGGCTTTTTGTAGTATCATCTGCAATGAGCTTCAATCTTTCAATCTCAGAGCGACTTGCCGCACGCTTCATATTAAGCATTGTTTCCGATTTCTCTAACTGTTGCAATGCATCATTCAGTGCCCACGCTTGTTTCGCATCATTTGAAATTTCTTTTCCAATACCGGAAAAACTATCCTTCATATCCTTTGCTGCACCAGAAAAATCACCAGAGAAGAATTTAGCAATAGCTCCACCAAACTTTGCAATCCGGTCTATAATCACATCAATAATTGCCCCAAAAGAGGACATTACATTAGAAAGAAATTCAGTACCTTTTTGCGTTTTAGCCAACCATGCGACCAATGAGCCCAACAAAACAACAATAGCCCCAATACCAGTGGAAATTAGTGCAAGTTTCAACACTTTTAAAGCTGCAGATAACAAATTACTTGTTATAGCCGCTGTTTTTTGAGCACCAGAGAACATATTCGCAGTGACCGTTCCTGCTTTGTACTGGACTGTTATTTTAACCAATTCATCCTTCAAACCACCAACAAATTCCTTTGTACCTCGCAAGACGCTAACGCCACTGCGCAATATGGAAACAAAAGGTACTTGGGCTTCTGTAGCCTGAAGTATCGCATCTTTATAATTACCCACATTCCGATAAAAGCGCTGCGTTTCTTCTTCCGCACCTTTCAGTTCATCGGTAATGGCATTTATCTTATCTTGCAGCTCTTTGCCTTCGCCCCCCTCACGCTCTACACGACTTAATCTGTCATAAGCAGCGGTAAGATTGGAAAGCTCAGCCCGCAACCTAACAAGGCTTCCTTCCATCTCTGTCTGCTCTTTACGTTCATTTTGAATTTGTTTATTCAGTACACGGATGGATTCGGTGTATTCTTTGGCGGCTATCTTTGTTTCTGCCATCATTAAGTTGTATTTTTCCCTCTCTATCCGCCCTTTACTCACATCCTCCTTCAACTGCTTTTCCCTTGCTTTTAATTTATCAAGTTCAGTACTGTATTCAGCTATCTTAGTAATGGCTTTATCATACCTCACTTTAATCTCTAATATTTTCTCTTCCGCATTTCCCATAACTACACCTCCAATTGTAACAATTTACATTCACATATTCCCGTATCTTCTGCCTTAATGGAAATAATGGCATAATATCTACCATATTGGGCCAAATAAATTGGAACAGTCATATCTAAGTCTCTCAACTCAATATCATTTATTTCTATCTTTTCTGTAATAACAATAGGCCTTCGTATGATAGATTGGTATGTTTGGTAATACATAGAAAGGAGTGTATTCCAATCAAGACCAGTAAATACCCCTTTCACACCATTATAAGCCAATAATCTTGGCTCAACTGAATTGTATTCCAAATTACCTTCCTCATCATATGAATATATTGGTATCTTGGCTACATCCGAGAATTGGTCACTAGCAGCAAACGGCAATTCAACAACATCTCTTTCACTTTCTATCGTTTCGTTTTCTACAAACAAATACCCATCATATTTCCCCACTACCGTATCATCCTCCTTCCATCTATAAAAATTCTTTTGAGAAAAATCATCAAGAGAATAGGCAATCGCATTAGGTTTATTATCTTTATATGTAGCAACCAGCCTACGGGTCCAATCCAACGCTTTCGCCTTATTAGACATAATTGTATCAAATGATACAAACACAAGGCCGTTACTTTCTGTGAACAAAGGGAAAGTACCTATGATTGCCGATATAGCTTTAATAAAATCAGACTGCTTTATATCTGGCAGATTAGGTATTATCCAATATCTACCACCCAATAATATTTCTTGCTCTATATTCGTTATCTTCAACGTGCCGCTAATAGAAACGACATCAGATGGCTTGCCTATATTCTGCAAAGCAAATTTCAGATGAGGAATAGAAGAATGTAGAGTAGAAAGCATCTCTGTTTGCCTATTCTCAAATTGAAACAAGACCTCATATACACCGTCACTTATAAAATTTACATTCAGTAATGGAATTGTAAGTACAGTACTTGTATCCAGTTCGCTACCGACTTCATTGAAGTTGTAATTATAAACTTCCAATGTAGCAGATAATGGAGCCACATTTGTATTTACTTTAACTTTAAAATTACCCGATATCTTAGGTACAGCATTTATGACTTTAGACCTATAGCCATTGTAATATCCTCCACTCACTCCGTTTCCTATTACTGCAAGGTTTCCATAAAACGAACCAACATTTCCCATATCGTTGAAGTATATGTTTGTCTTGCCAGCCCTATCCTCTGCAACGCCCTTTAAATCAATGGTTATAGCTTCGATTTCTGCATACTCTTCGCTTGGATTTTTTTCCAATAATGGAACAAACATGTTTTCCAATAAAGCCTCTTTGTCTTTTGGAAAAATAAAAGATATGCCGTTATCCTCTTCTATGTATTCCATGATTTGTTTTACAGACTGAACAGGATGATACCACACCATTGAATCTCCATTTCTGAAACCATAGTCAACCTTTGGATATACACGATCATTTTCTCCCCAATCTTTCCATTCAATATATTTCGGATAATATATACCTCCCACATATTCACCAGCATCCATATCTCTCAGGCTTTTTCCACTTTCAAGCATTGATGATAGTGCTGTTATATTTCCCCACGTCATGGCAATCTCAATCTTATCAGATATAGATATAAGTACAGCCTTAGCAGTTGGAATAACCTCTACCCCATTACGAAAATATCTTGCATCATGATATTTCCGAGGATAACCGGAGTCTGCAGATGGAAGCTCAGCATGCGATATGATACGTTGATTCCTTATTGTCTTAGGTAATTTGATTGTATAACTATTATTGCTCACAATTTTACTCAAGTCTGTAAAAATATTGCTCTTGAAATTAAGTGTAATCTTGGTATTATCGTCCAAGTCTACCAACTTACCATCAATAAATAGCATGTCATTTCTCATAAGCTTTGTACTCTTGTTTCTGGTAATATGATTGTTGCTACGAAATCCTGCAATACGGCTCTTGTCTTATTGAAGTTACCAACAGATACATTCACCGCCTTCCAGCTATCAACTCCATTCACATTTTTACCTGCATACATATCAACGATGGGTGACAACGCGAGTTGAAACAAGAAGTCAAACGTTTCAGAGTCCACTAAAGGAGCACACACCAACAATGTATTCTCTTCTGTTTTTCTCTGCTTACGTCCTGAACCTCCATGATAGCCATTAACATAGTTATAGTCTTGCATATTATTACGAATAAATTCACCATCATTGGCAATTTGTTTACTCTCATCACCACGTTTAAACAACCAATAGCAATAAAAGCCATGACGATTTATCCAACGTAAATAAATTCCATCCGTGCATTCATCAACTAAAAGCCTCACGTTTACAGCCATATTCGTCAATGCATGAAAAGTAAAATCAAATGTATTGTCGAACACGTTTGCCCCCACACTCGTTCCCGGCAATTTCAATACGACCTCATTGTTTGCATCAATTCCATTCAAAGTAATATTATACACCTTTCTTTCAGACAATGTAATAGCTGGTAAAGAAATGCTGTCAGCGGTCACACTCACATTAGCATTACCGGCCGTATACATTCCTACCGTAAACGGAAGGTTTTTAAACCACGTCAATATACGATTTCCATTATACCGTTCACCCACCTTCATTGCCCCCCAAATGATGAACGTATTGAATTGAAAACTTTCAGACATTGAACTGTCCGAATAAAAGTCAATATCTACAGAGAACACACGTCCTACCCCGCTATCTTTCGGAATCGTCTGTGAATAATCAATTTTCCCAAATTCTACAGTGTCAAATGTAGACTGCATGTAAAACGACACATCAAAAAAGCATGCATTATTAAACAGAGCCCTCTTCTCCTTGTATGAAATTTCAGAAACGATATCAGTCACCGTCACCTCCACGTAATCCCAAGCATGCCCGTAAATGTTTATCACTACCGGATTAAAACAGAAAGATATTTCATCCGGATATTCTATGGTTGTTTCCCCTATCTTATGAGTTCTCATTACTATGTAGATTTATATGTGTCACATCATCAACGAGTATATCAAACACACGGTCCATAATGTCCCGTATTGTTTGCTCCACGTCCGTTGTATATATATCCTCGTACGTACCAGAGCGATAAAGTGATGTGCCCTCTGTTGCTATCTTCCGGGCCACAAGGTATGCAAATGACCTTGGTCTCTCCACTTGGATACCCTTGTCTATCATCCATTGCTGAATAATCTTATAGAATCCTTTCGGTACTTTCCCCGAGGCACGTCCCACCTCCAGAACTCCGAACGCTTGACGACCATAAAGAGTACCATGATTATCATCCACGACAACGTGCAGGCTCTTGATAGTTTTGCCACTTGCACGCTGCCCAGCCCGTATATGATTTTCTATGATGCGCTGCCGAAGATTATCCAACTCCTCACACAATATCGCCTTTACCTCTTTCCTCCTATCTTCCATAACTAGCACATGGGCGCTCCTTGAACCTCTTTCAATTTCAATTCTATTACTATTCCAGTAACATTTACATCCAGCTTATCATAGAAAACGGAATAAGGGACCTCATCGCTTACCCACTCAAACAGCCCGCTCCTATTCAACTCACGGATAAATTGAACTGCATACCCTTTGCACCTCTCAATAACCTCATCATTCTCCACCCCGTCAAAATCAAACGCCGTCTTGTCTACAAAAGCAATCATGCAATTTGGGCAATCTCTTAACTGAGTCCTTGATATGACGAACTTCCCAGATGCAGGAAGCAGATTTATAATGGCCGGCAATGGCATCTTATCCAGCCGAACGTTGGCGGTCACCCAGTTATCAAATAAATAGGTAACTCCTTCCAGCTTCTCTGCGATAGAAGCGATTTTCCTTTCTACACTTATATTCATTGCTTATTCTGATATATTTCTCGTAATCGACGTTCATAACGTATTTTCTCCGCGTCCATATCAAGACACTTGTACACTCTTACCCATGGAACACTCTCTACCTGCTCATGGTCAGTTATCCCCATACGGGTAGCATAGTAATCCACCAAGCCAAACAACCCGAACGAAAGCTTATCCACTCCGGCACGTCTTTCTTCCGGAGTCGGTACTACGCTCGTAGTTTCAAAAAGCTTGGTAATACGTTCAACCTCCCTGGTTACCCATGTGGAGAATCCCAAAATATCCGCTACCCCACACTTCTCTATCTTATCAATAGACAAACCAAGGACAACACGGCATGGAACCATTATACAATCTATTCCATTGCGTATGGATTGCAGTTCCATCAGCTGACCTATAGTGAGGTCATTCAGAGTCTCCGGAACTCTTACACCTGCGACAAAGTCCGGTTTAGGCAACTTCCCTATCTGATCCAACAGTTCAGCAGCATTGCTCGCCACGTTACTCAATATCAAAAACTCTTTTACTGTCATATCTGTCCTAATTTTGCTTTTGGTCTTTTAGGTATCGGTTTTATACGGAAAAGCATTGCCATTATCAACATGTCGAGGTAATCCGGAGAATGTCCGAGTATATCTTTCATATTCTCCTTGCTGACTATCCCTTTCTTCCGGGTATCGGCATCTATATGGTCTTGCTTCAAGACGGACAATTCTTCCATTATGCGCTCTCTTTGCGCTTCCGTACATATAATTCTTATCTGCCGATTATTTATTAGCTCTGCAAGCTTAAATGCACATTCAGACTTCAGATTGTCGTACTCTGGATTAATAGGTCGGTTACCACCATGAAATTCTTTGATGCCATTCAAATAACTTTCAAGGTAGCTTCCAAGTCCATCACTATCAACGACCATCATGCTACGTGGAATCTTCCACTGTATCATCATGTTTTTAAGGTCCGTCTCAATAGATTTACCCGTGCTATATTCCTGGTCTAACCGGATATAACACACATTGCCTACCCAGTGCCCTCCGACAAAGCGGTCACGTCCTTTCATGGCAAGGTCAGCTGCTCCCGTCGATAATCCTATCGGTTTTACGTGCTCATTTGCGAATAGGTCACAAATAGCATCATAATCACAGAGTGCTGTCGGGTCGTTGTCATACTCCCAATTACCATAGTACAAGCGCTCCTTTGTCACTTTGTCCCTGGTATTACGGAGCGTATCTATGTAGTCCTCGGTAGCGTAGGGATTATCCTGCACCAATGCTTGAATAAAAGCGTATGGGGCTTCCAGCCTGCCTTCTTTCCACGGTTTATAGAACTCACGATAAAGCCAGTTCTTCTTCGGATTGCAAGTGATAAGTATCTTTCCGGATATTCCATACACATCATTCAAGTGCCGTCCTATACGCGTCTTCAAAACCTCAAATGCGAGGTAGTGAACCTGCCCGGCTTCTTCAATCCACCCTCCAGTAAACTCCTTAGAGCCCAATCGCTCATACATCGGGTCTTTGACGGGATAATATGTCAAGTCAAGAAAGATGATTTCCGACCCATTCCCCAAAAGTATACCGTCATTGGTCTGCTTGTAATCAGTGAATCGATGCCACTTTGCCACCTTGTCGAAAGTGACAGAGATAGACTCACGGCTATCTTTCAAATTATTCCGGCCAGCAAACCATCGAGTGCCCGGGAGATAGTAAGCACATTGCATAAGCCATTCACACCCAAGCCATGACTTTCCACCTCCACCGGCGCCACCATAACACAGAAACTTCGTAACATCGTCACGAAGGTAGTTATAGGCTAACCTCTGCTTTATATTGACCTTATATCCCATTACTTGACTTTCTCCGCATCTTCTGTATATGGTAGAAATTTAAATCCTTTGAACTCTTTTCCTGCATTCGTATAGTCCACCTCTTGTTTGTCGGAAAGTCCAAGTTTACGGGCAATGATATTCGCATTGAAAGCTCCAACGCACGCTCCCTCAAACTGCTGCGTTTCGATGGTTTCCTCCACGCGTGCGATGACCTCCAAAAAATCTTCATCATTCTTATTTCTACATTCGGAACGAAAAGTGCTCCACCACTTGGAAGAAGCACCTACATAAATACAGAAACCGGTAAGGGAATACGGACGGGAAGTCGGGGAAACTTCTTGTTGTACTTGTTGCTCATTGACTGTCTCCACTTTCTTTCCTTTTTTCCTTCTTACCGGAACAGTCTTTTGAATGGCCTTTTTAGATAACCATGGGTTTTCATCACACCATTGGAAATACTCACATGCCGCCTCCCATAAGAGTTCTGGCGTGGAAAAAAGTTTATCCCTCCCATGCTTGCTCCTTAACATCCAAAATTTATTTCCAGTTGGTGCCGCCATCTTATTTCTTCTTGAATCGTTCGTCCAATATCTTAGGAACAGTGTTATTCCAATTAATCACGTGGTGCAATCTTTTCGTTTCCTCGCTATGGCCCATCACGCCCACCTTCACAGAGGATGGCATCATCATAACCGTATAAAAACTCTTGACATATGTCCCTTGACTCATGTATATATCTGTCATCCCACCCTTATTCTTCCGTGTCTGCTTCTGGTTTAGCGCCACTTGTGGAACCTGCAGAAGCAGACATCCCCTGCTACCAAGCGTGGTATAGGTGTTCACATCTTCATTAATGCGACCAACGAATTGGAACGGTCTATCTACGGAACAGATGAAAGAATTCATCGCTTTCCGTTTCATCTTCTCGCCTTTCAAAATATCGTTCTCCTTTCCTCCTACAAAATCGCCTCTCTGAGCCATAGCCAAAGTGAGAGCCGGAATACTTTCATAAAAACGTAGCATAGCTTCAAATACCACGTCCAATTGCTTTATCGCCCTCTGTTTGACTATACCATCTCTACCATAAGTAAAAGAAAACACATCGTAATCATCATCCAGTTCTATGAAGTATTTGTAGCCAAGTTTTCTTGCTATCTGAAAGCAAGCATTACGCGCATAAACAATAGCTCTGCGATCATCAAAATTATCCGCTTCATCAAAAGTCTTTGCAATCTTTGGTTTATCGAACATTACAACGTTTTTATATTTCGCGTAATACTCTGCGGCCACTTTATCTTCATTGTCTATCACATAAACAATCGGTCCCGTATAGCCACACTTCCGCAGTGTCTTATCTGTAATGACGGAACCGGCACGGCCATGCGTCAGTATGAATGCTGCAAAATCACTCCTCATCTTCAGTATCCTCCAGCATTATTTCATAAATATCTTCCTTGAATCTGGAATAACCGTTCTCTATCGCCTTATCAAAGTCTATTATCACCAGCGCAGACGCTTCCATCAGTTCCTGAATCTCTTTCTCCTGATGGGCGTAGAACTCTGCTATCCGTCCGTAATCGAATACAATATGTCTCAATGCAGCTATCCGAAGGAAAGACTTCACATTTTCCGGAACGTTTGAATTATCTATTTCCGAAATCAGTTCTTCATATTTGCTTTTATCATAGAGAGAATTTATTTCCGGGCATACAGGGCTTTTAGGCTCATACACCGGAGCTTCTATCTTTTTCGTGTATTTATTCCGGGCATCACTTTCACTATCTACCAGACTATCATAGTCAAAATCAAAGTTTAATCCCCAACCCATCAAAGATTCTGCGTCCCACTCCTTCAACAGTTTTTCATCCCATGTACCATTATTCACGTTATCACGGATAATAATCTCCCGTTCTCGTTCTTCTGTCAACCCATGAAGCAGAACCGTCGGCACATCAGAAAGTCCTAGTTCTACACTGGCCTCATACCGTTGGTTTCCGGCTATAATCACCAGTTCCCCAGTCCGGTCAGAGAGTATGATGGGACGTGCTTCGAAGTAGTCCGGATTACTATGAATAGACTCTTTGAGTATCCGCATCTGCTCCTCTGATATGGTTCTGGGATTGTTACCCAGTTTTTTAAGGTCTTCTATTTTTCTATAAATTATCTCCATTGGCACACTATTTTACGTTACGAAAATAAAGATACCGAATAATCCACGAACGGACTATCTGGTATCAAAGAAGTTACTGACAAGATTTGGCAGAAGGTTTTGCTTAATATGAAAAAAGATATTAACTTTGAGACAAATCAAATATCAATATAAAAATGGAAATAAGTATATCTAAAGAAACCGAACGTTTTGCTGATTTCCTAAAACAAAAAGACAATGAGAACATTATCTTTTCTGGAGCTTTTGGAATAGGAAAATCATATTTTCTAAATAATTTTTTTAATCAGCACAAAGATAAATACACTGGAATATATTTAACCCCAATTAATTACTCTGTTGCTAATAACGAAGATATTTTTGAGTATATCAAAGTGGACATATTAATGCAGTTATTAGAAAAAGTCCCCTATGATTTTGAGAAACAAAAAATATCATTAAGCAATGCCGCATATTTTTATATGGTAAATCATCCTAAAGATTTTTGGGGGAATTTTTTTTCTATAGCAGAAAAAATTACTTTTGGCACAGATATCATAGACAGGTGTATCGCACTGAAAGAAAACATCGAAACATATGCAAAAGATAATTCGAAAAATGAAGAATCCCATGTCAAGAAATTCTTCGATAGCATTAGCATAGAGAAAGGAAGCATCTATGAAGATAATACAATAACTCAAATCATCCGTTCTATTGTATCAAGCACCAAAACCGATAATAGTCCCAATAAGCAAATCGTCCTCATTATTGATGATTTAGACCGTATCGACCCTGAACATATCTTTAGAATATTAAATATATTATCAGTACATAATGATTTTTGTGGTACTAAAGAGCACAAATTTGGATTTGACAAAATAATTTTAGTATGCGATATTGATAATATAAGAAACATTTATAGTGCCAAATATGGAATAAATGTAGATTTCAATGGATACATTGATAAATTCTATAGTAAAGAAATATACCATTTTAATAATACAAATGAAATTATAAAAGCCATAGCACATATTCTTGCAACAACCAAATCTGATAAAGAAGTGGGTCTAAATAACAATAGCTATTATTCACATATAACCTGCTGTAGTATATTATCCGCATTTGTCAAAAATGGGTCTATTAATATAAGAACATTACTGAAATATATTAATAAAGATTTTAAAGGAGATCGATTGGTTTATATAGGACGAAGGAGAACACCAGTATATATGTCTCCCAATTTGGTTGTTTTCGATTTTATTCGGACAATGTTTAGCACAATAAAGGATATGGAATCTGCTATAAACAAACTTAATAAATCAAATTTCAGCATTGAAGAATCTGAGTATATTTTGAAAATATTTATAGCATTAGCTGATTATCACAATTTTGAAAAAGGTGAGTACACTTATTACAATAAAGAATATAAAGCAATAATCAATATCAATATAGGAATAGTAGACTTTGCAAAAGGAGAAGTACCGGACATTGACCCATCATTAGTACTGAAAGAAGCTTTCAATACATATAGCACTCTTTTTACCTGAAAAAGATAATGATATTCTGATTTTCCAAAGCCTTATTTGACAATTAAAGCATTAATAGTCAACATATACATCTACCTACTAAACCATGTTATAAGATAGCAGCACAAAGGCTCATAATTTGCACAACTCCCACAAATCCGTACCTTTGCAATGTGTTTTTCATAGTATTAGATTTAAGGTTAATAAAAAAGATTGGCTGTCTGGGATAGATAGCCTTTTTTTGTATCTATCAGTCACCTTTGTTCTCGTCCCTATACTTATGTTTCCAATAGCTATTTAAACAGTTATATACAGTAACGCAGATTATCAAAACTGTTATAACAAACCAATACCAATCAAATTCCATATCCTACTTTATTACATTCCACTCACTTTCCATAATCACATAGTCACACTTGTTGCATCGATGCAGATAAGTCGGGAACAGAGCCGTCGTATAATCTTCGACAGCTATTTCTATACTGCCACATTCCGGACACTCAATTTTTACCTCTTTAATACCGGAATAGTCCCAGAAAGATAGTTTCCCTTTCACGTTCTCGATAGGTTTGGAGTAAAGGATAGGATTAGCCAGTACCCAGTTATAACCCCCTTTCTCTGCCCAGATGGAAGAGTGATTCACAACGCAATCCACAATTTCGACACTTCCAATGATAGCAGAATTTACATATCCATTGCCGCAAATAATCTCACTCTGGAATCCAAGTGAAAAGCTATCCCATTGCCTTTTCGTAAATACACTATTAGGATTAATCATTTCCACGGGGACGGCGCTTGAATGAATCAGCACCCTCTGCCCTAAGTCTTTCTTAGGACACGGCCAAGTGCGATTCTCGATGTCTTTGATACCGTGGACTATCAAAGAGGCCCACGGTTGTTTTATGGTTATTACTTTCATATTTATTTGCTTTTTATAATAATACCATTTAAATTTGTTCCAGCATCTGTGACCGAATGGATAAGTTTTATATGCAGGTTCGAATCCTGTCAGATGTTAGGTAATATTGCCGCATAATATTAAAAAAGAATCAATATGATTTCATTTATAATAATAAATTTAATCCTACCTATACTTTTAGGTATTTTATCCTCATGGGTATATGATTCTATCAAAGATATGCGTTATCAAAATGCAATATTACTCATTATGGAGAGCCGTGAAGTACGGCTCTCTTACTTTAGCGAATTTTTCACATTATCTAAATTTTCTATTTCCATTACAAGACTGTTTTACTTCTTGCTTTTATTCCGTTTCCTATTATCTTCAGATACACACATCTTGCGCCATGACGCTTTCAGAAGGTATTGTAATCTGAACGGGGAATTGTCTGGTGAATGTTCATACGGCATCGCTCATTAAGTCGAACAATGTGGGTGCGCTGACCTCCATCTCCGCCTCATACAGATATGAAAGACTGTCTTTCCAGTAGTCGTAATTGAGTTCGGTTGACAGACCTTTCCTCCCCAGATTGATTGCGCAATAGGGAACGGTGCCGATACCTCCGAACGGGTCAAACACCAATTCACCTTTGTTTGAGTATCGTTCAATCAACCTTTCGACAATATCTAACTGAAGGGGGCAGATGTGGTTCTGCCGTTTCTTCTGCGACTGTTTCGTATTGAGCGTGCGCATCCGGGTGACATCATCCCATATCCAAGGTTTCTTGCTTACCGGGTCAACGGCCATGAATGTCTTTGGCAGTTTTCCATATGCCTCCAACTCTTCTGCGAACGACACGTGCTCCTCATAGTTGTAGATATGCTCACGCTCGTAGTTTCGGAACAAATGTCGAATCTTATCTATTCCAGCACCTTTCATATCTTCGTATGATAACAGAGAATTACCAGATGATTTCCAACTTGCATGAGCGTCTATCTGCCAACGGGCCAATGAATATTCACTCTTGTTCTTTGTTACCGGCAAATCAGCGTATGCACGTGAGGTGTCAGAAGGCAACTTGCGGAAAAGAAGGACATATTCCGGGCATCCGATACCCATCTTTGAACCGTCCTTACACATTTCAGTATAGCCAAGACGGTAAGTCTGGTTATTCTCTCTTACCACGTCCGTATCCACTGTAATACGCCCCATGTAACGGAACCCGTATTTCATGTAGTGGAATACAGTCATTTCACTGAACGGGTCGATGGTGGGCATACCGTCACCAGTGGCGTTGCCGAACAAAACACGGTCTTTCACATGGATGCAAGCTAACCTACCGGGTTTAAGAATACGCATAAGCTCCGGTGTAAGATAATCCATCTGCTCGAAGAACTTGCCGTTGTCCTCATTATGCCCGAAGTCATTATAGGTCGGAGTGTACTCATAGTGGTTGGAGAACGGGATGCTGGTTACAATCAAGTCCACCGAATTACTTTCCATAGTCTGGCATTCAAGAACATTGTCATTATTGATTGCCCTCCACAGTTTACCGGACTTTTCTTCCCTGCTGGCAAACATCCACCGCATCATCTTCTCCTCTGCCTGCAAGCCGAACAAACCGTTCTCGCGGACTATATCGGTCATCTTGGCTACCATCTCGCGGTGTTGCGCCCACTTCTGCATGAAGCTCTTGTATATCTCGCCCTCACTTTCCGCATAGACCAGATAAAGGTCAACCGGATGCTGCTGCATGAAACGGTAGATACGGGCTATCGCCTGGAACTTGTCGTTAAAACGGTAGTCGATGAACATGATTGCCTTGTGGCAGTGGTACTGGAAGTTCAAACCCTCACCGAGCATCTCCGGTTTGGCGGCCAGGTATTTCAGACGGCCGTCCTTAAAGTCCGCTATCACTTCATCGGCTTCCTCATCATCCTGCGAACCGTACACAGCCTTACAGCCGGGTATGGCGTCACACAAAGCCTTCCGTTCATTCTCCAGGTCATGCCATAAAAGGAAATGGTCGTTCTTGTTTTCAGGACGGTTAATGATTTCCACCACACGGGCAATCTTTTCCTGCATGTTGTCCCGACGTTCTTTCGCTGCGTCGGCAAGTCCGAGAGCAGCTTCACGGAACATCTTCACTTGTCCGTCACGGTCAGTTCCGGCTGTGGAGTTATCAACACTAACCACTTCTTCATGTACACGCAGTTCCGGCAATTCATATCCGGTATCGGGGTAACCAAGATCGGACGGTTTGGTGAGGAACAACGCCCATGTACTTACCCACAACCAGAACTCCTTCTCCTTGTGCGGATAAAGGGTAAGGTTATTCGCCTTCGTGCTGTCACGCTGAAAGAAACGGGTAAGCGCCTGCCCGGTATCCATCACACCGAGATAACCAGCATAATGTATCAGTTCCTTATATCTGTTGGGCGATGGCGTGGCGGTGGCGACAAAGCGGTAGGGAACATCCGCAAACAAGGGAAGGAACTCCTGGTAGGTCTTGGTACCGAAACCACGTAATACGCTCGCTTCATCCAATGATGTTGCGGTGAAGTAGGAAGGTTCTATTCTTACACCATCTTCACCGTCGCGCACACGCTCGTAGTTCGTAACCATGATGTCAGTCGGGCATATCATCACATCAGCCATAGTTCGTACATAGGTCACTTTCATGTGCAGATGTTGTTCCGCTTGTGTAAGGAACTCAACCACTACACGTTTGGGACAAACTATCAGCCCTTTGCCGCCTTTGTGTTTCAGAACTACCCGAAGTATCTCCAACTGAGTAACGGTTTTCTGCATACCAAAACTGGAGAATATGGCACGGCAACCACCGGACACCGCCCAGCGAACAGTATCTTTCACATGGGGATATAACGACGGTGTCAGTTCATCCGGATTGACCTCGAACCCGGTCTGACGGCTGATGGCCATCTTGTCTTTCAGAAATTCTATATATTCTTTCATGCTGTCATTCGTTGTTTAATTAGATTTATATTCTTCTCCACAAGACCAATGATACGATTGTGATAAGGCGAAACACCATTGCATACCGCCCTTGACTGCTCTACTTTCAAAGTTTTCAAATTCAGTTCCACAGTCTCGATGCGTTTCCCTTCGGTGTCCTTTGCAGAAAGTATCAGAGAATCCGGCCTCTTGTAATAACCATTGTCATATACGCAATGGTGCATTGCCGCACCTTCTTCCGCTATCTCGGCAACACTGCTTATCACCGTCACCATTATCTCACCGTCACCGAAGCACACACCGAAGAACTTCCCTTTGTCTTTCTTGTACACTTCTTCCCACTTGGCTGCCTCCTTGTACTTTTCCTCCAAACTCCGTTTCGCTTTCACCTTGCGTTTACGCTCCATCATCTTGTCGTGTGCTTCCATAAGGTTAGGCGGACAAACATATTTAGCGTTATGGGTGTCGAGGTTAAAGTATGCCAATGCTTCCAGATAGTCGAACCATAGGGAAGCATCCTGAACGATGTAATGATTCCGGTTGCAGATGTTAAGGGCATGCCGGAAAGGTATCTCGTAGTTATCCTTACGCAACATGTATTCAAAAACGGACAACTGCCCGGTCTTTACCAAAGTCTCGGCTAAGGGGTTGGTAAGCAGCTGGCAAATAGTATCCACAACAGAAACCCGTGCCATCTTCAATAATCGCCCCATCCAACCGTTGCGCCGGAGCAAGGGAGTGACTGATGCACGCGGATAGAGAAAATTTCCCGTCACATCAAAGACATCGTTCATCTCGTAATACCCGGAAGCACTTCCGTTGTGCTGCTTAACATCTGTCTTGCTATCGTAATCCCAACTGAAATGAAACGGACTACGAGTATATTTTTTCCCAGTAATCACCTCCTTACCATCAGCAGTTATCCAATTCTGGAATACCTCATGGATGTACATACGGGTATCGCAACCGTACACATTATCACGCAGCACATCGAACGTCCGTACTACCATCATGCCACGGAAGGATTGCACTACCGAATAAAGCTTTTCTTCGGAATTGGCCTTCCTGCCATGTCTGTGTTCCAAATTCAATGATTTCCCGCAGTTCGGGCAAATGTGAGATTCCATTTCCAACGACACAGCCAGCATCGGTTTACTCACCGTGTCGATATAGCCGCAACACTGGCACCACACTTCACCTTTCTTCAAGTAGTAGCCCACTTGAGGGAACAGAGAAATGGCATATCTCCGTTGCGCATCCGTTAATGACGGCAGCTTGCCTGCCAATGCCACTGCGTGCTTCTCTAATTTCGTCCTCGGTTTCATAACTTTAGAACAATGACATCTGTTGTACTTCAGTTGCTCCTTTCCTTGCCCGTGACGTTTTTTTTCTAAGCGATGCATATTGCTCTTCGGCCAAACGTTTTATCGCCGCTTCACGAGCCGCTTTCTTCTCCTCTTCCGTCAGTTCTACGGGTTGAAATGTGGAGATGGATGCACGGGTTCCAGTAGGCATCTTGCTCACTTTGATGTCATCCTCATCATAATAGTGGATAGCCATCCCGAATACTTCCTCGTCTGTCATGGCTACAGCATTACCCCGTTTCCGCGCCTCGCCCATGATGTAGGAACAACACTCATCCAAATTCTTGTTTTCTTTTGCGTAGGACTTGGCGAACAGTTCGTCAGTCCTAGCACGTCCGTCAAGATGATTCTTGATTACGTCCTTGAAAGTTTTGTTTTCCATAATTGCGTTACAAATAACTCCTTAAACAGTAGTCCGCTATCCAGTAGCAGACAAAATAAAAAGCGGCATACGCTGCCAGGATTGACAGAATAGTCGCTATCAGTTTCGTATCTTTCATTTCAAATTCAGTTTTACCCGTAAATCATCGGGCGGTTGGTGATTCCGTTTTACCGGAGCTTGTTGTTCCTCCAAAGCTTGGTTATTGCGTCGACGAATGATAATATCCAGTTCATCTGACCGTTCCCGAAGAAATTTCCGAAATGCTTCGCCAACAGTTATCGTGTCGAAGTAACCGTAGAATTTCCCGTATCTGCCCAACTTGAACCGTGCTACAAACAAGATAAACTCCGTCAGTTTAATGTAGTGGTATTGCCCAACGAACAGCCGTGAAAATTCATTCAAGGCATTTTCATCAGCGCCTTCCTTCGTAGAGGAAGCAAAATCAATGGTCAGTAACTGCGTCTTTACCCACAGAGACGAGGAACCATATCCGTACATCCGTTCAAGGTCTGACAGCGTGGGAGACTTCTCGCTGTACGCTTTCTCGGTATCTGCAAGAAGCATAGACTGGAGTGATGTCGAATATACGGCAGAAGCCTTACTAAAGGTCGGGTATTTCTCCTTGATGGCTGATAGCATTACTTCCCTGCTCGATGGCTGCATATTCGTCAAGGAGGTTTCTTGCCTTTGCTGCCTTATCAGCATCCCGATTGTTTTGTCTTTGGGCTTGATTTTCTGTTTTTCCATTGTCCTGTTGTTTTTTCTCGATTATCCAAAGATTGGCCCGACTATCCCAACGTTCCACCTTGGCACCGGTAGCAGTTTTCCAACCGAGACCGGAAAAGTGATTGTAGAAAATATCCGCTTGCAGTTCCCAATCGGGAAGTTTATCACGGAAATATTCCCGCACTTCTTCGGCGGTAGGTGGAATGAACTCTACCTTGGGTTTCGGAGGTTTCTTTTTCGGAGGTTGGTCCGGTGGGAATAACTCGCCAGAATTACCCACCTGTTTTTGTTTATGTTTATGTTTTATTATCTCGGCACCAACCTCGGCACCAACCTCGGCACAAACCTGCGCACCAACCTCGGTAAATTTTACCAAGGTGTACACTACATTCGGGCTTCCATTCTTCGTTTTGAAGTCAATCAATCCTACTTGTTTTAATCTATTCCGAGCATTTGACAAAGTCTTTAGAGAGGCTATGCTAAGGTCTGCAAGAACTTTACCATTGTTACGGTTAAACGTATTCGCCCACCTACAGAGGTTGTTAGTTTCTAACAGGTAGAAATACAAAGCGGTTTCTGTGACAGTTAGCGAATATGCGTTATGTTGCAACCAGAAGTTCTTTATTAGCTCAATATAGTTCATAATAGGTAAGAATTGACTTCATTCATAAACTCAGTAAGAGAATGGCATACCACATATTTATTTCGGAACTTTTCAGCCTCTCTCTGCCATCTTATCTGCTCCTCGCTTTGTTTCCCTTTCGGTCTCTTCATTTCGATGCAAAGAGCGGAAAATCCTTTCTTAGGTACAAGCAGTATCAAATCGGAAACACCCCTTACACTTCCCTCGTACTTCATTTGTGCTCCAGTCCTGGCATCACGCTTGCCACCATTTGGGACAGCAAACAACATAAGACTCAAAGACGGATATTGAATCCGGAACCAAGTCAGACAGCTATGCTGTATCTGACTTTCCGATTGCGGTGTAGTTTGTTTCTTTCTCATAATCTTCCTTTGAATAAGTCCATAGCCATATCTACTACATTCTCCTTAACCACATCATCCGTTCCGGTAACACCGTTAGCTATACCTTTCTTTCGCTGGATAACATCATACATGTATTCATCAATGGTATTCTTACCAAGAAAGTAGTAACAGTTAACATTATTCTTCTGCCCATTACGGTGTGCCCTATCTTCCGCCTGCTCACAGTCAGAAAAAGTCCATGGGAACTCGATGAAGGCTACACGGCTGGAAGCAGTCAAGGTGAGCCCGGTACCGCCCGATTTGTAGTTAAGGATAATCAACGTACAATCCGGATTGTTCTGGAAAGCATCGACGGCCATCTGTTTCTGCGTAGCGTTATCCTCACCCGTAACCGTTACAGCTTTGGGAAACATCTTCTTCAGTTCCAACACTACTTCTTTTAGGTAGGCAAAGACAATCAGTTTCTCGCCTCCATCTATCACGTCATGGATGAATTCGGCAGCCGCCTTGATTTTCCCACGTGCAGAGATGGCTTTCAGAATGCCCATACGAACCATTACCTCGCCCCTCATGGACTTGGCTATCTTCTCATCATCCGCATTCTTGTAGATACGCAGATATTGTATGAGGTCGCTTTCCGCTTTCTCATACTCCAACCGCGTAGTGATATCCATCTCAATATACTGCCTCGTCTTGTCCGGAAGCTGGGTCAATACCTTGGCTTTTTCACGCCGGAAGAAGCAGGTATTCCAGAGGCGCCAGTTCAGTTCTTTCAGATTGGAGGCTTTCTTCGGCCCATTACAGAAACGTTCGGTGAATGTCTTATACCCTCCAAAATCCTCCAACCGTCCCATTATCTTGAGTTGCTGTATAAGGTCAGTATTATCGTTTACTACCGGTGTTCCCGTCAGTTCAAGAATGAAATCCTTGCCTTTACAAATGCCCTCAACAAACTTGCTCTGCTGGGTCTTGGTAGACTTGCACTTATGCGACTCGTCAATGATTACAGACTTGAAAAGGGTTATACGTGGGTCAAAGGTGATTGATTTCAGCGTAAACCGCGTATCATTCTTCACATCCAATACAAAGAACTTTTTCAAGCTCTCGTAGTTAGTGATGAAGATGTCACAACACTTGGTTTCAATGAAGCGCTGCCAAGTATTTTTGTTCTTGTCATCAAGGATTAGCGCCTGCTTTCCAGCAAATTTCTTGAACTCACGCTGCCAATTTATTTTAAGTGCTGCCGGACATACAACAAGGCACGGATAGGATTTTGCAATCGTCACCGTGCCTATTGCCTGCAAGGTCTTACCGAGTCCCGGCTGGTCACCGAAGATACACCGTTTATGGGCCAGAGCATAGGCTATGCCCTCCTTCTGGTAATCGTACGGTTCAAGTAGCAATCCGTGGGGAACGGTCAGCTGCGGCATCGGAGCAATGTCAAAGCTCATATCGGCCTTTCTTTGCTCCGACCGTTGTACGGAACCGCAGAATCCCTGCTGTACCGCCCATTTCGCCATTGTATCAACATACCATTCATCAGCCAAGTCAACCCACCACGCCTTTTCATTGAAAAGATATGCTTTCTTTGCGTTAGCCTTGACTGATGGAATATTGTTCACGCATTTAACCAACATCGGATGATACATGAATTTCAGTTTGAAGCCGTCCGGATATTTGGTGATACAAAAAGGTGCTGCCATATCAAGCTGCCGGCTCTTTAATCTTCACTTTTTTACTTTTGTTTCTCGGCTTCACTTTCTTCCCGTCAATCGTCAGAGTAGTGCCACTCTGTTCCACCACTTGTTTAAGGAACTCATTCGCTTCCTCTTCAAATGCAGCATCTCCCACCGGGTCGGCTGCAATGTCCGTAGGAATATCCCCATCAAACGGAAGTTCCTGCTGGACTACCGCCCATTTCTTAGCGGTAAGATACTGTTCCACCTCATAATTACATGCCTCAATTGCCTGCTGCAGTTCGAATGAATGCTTATATTCCTCGTTCTCATTGTTGAACATGGTAAACGGAGCTATAAGGTTAAGCACCTTCTTACTTTTAAGAAAACGTTTTCCAACCAATACCACACCTTCATTGTCATCCGAACCGCTAACTGTGTAGCCCGTGACCTCGAATGTAGAGAAGATTTCTTCCGGCAGTTCATCTATGGAGTCCTTTCCATCAGCTTCTTTCTGCTCACAGAGGAAAGCAAGGTGAGGAATCAATTCGTTAAACGCTGCACGCAAATCCTTATGGATAAGATTCTTTCCCTCAATGGTTACATTGTCCTCATTCTCGTTCTTGAAAGAGGCAACAAGCGTGTTGTCTTTCGTGATTTTTGCTTTGGTGATATTCATTTCTACCTCCTGTCTTTATATTCGTTGATAAATTCGTTATAGTAACGGTCAGCCGGAAGAGGGAGCGTTATTCCCAGTTCGGCAGCAGCATCGGCCTGAACCTTATTTAGAAAGTCAGTCATCTGTACTGTATTGAGTTTCGATGTGCTTCCGGCAATGACCATTTCTTTTCCTCTGAAATACGAAGTCCTTCTGAGAAAGCGGTTACAATAGTAATCGTGTACATCCTGCTTGTCCGTCCCGGTCTCCTGCTCAATACAAGTAAACCACAACCACATAAGCGCATTCTGTGACAGCGTCCTTGGCTCTGTGAACCTTTCGATTTTTACACGATACCGACCATTACGAAGCTGGGAACACATGAAGTCAAAAGACTTGCTTATGTGTACCTCGCCGTTGACCTTTTCCAGAATTGCTTCTTGTGCCATTACTCTAATCCAAAGATTTTTTTATCAGAAATAATGTCTCGGTTTGCTTCCAAAAACTCTATGAAATGCTCGCAGTGTGCCGTAAGCAGCTTAATCGTCTGTTCATGGTTATAAGTGTAGTATTCCGGGTATTGCGTTCCGCTAATTAGTGGCGTCCGGCTGGTACCGCCCTTCATCTGATAGGCAGTGTACTCAAACGCTTTCACGCTTTCCATCTGACCGGAAGCAATCAGACAGTAAGGATATACATGGCGCTGCCAGCCGTGTTCATACTTGCCAAAATCATACTTAGATGTTGTCTTGATATCATATACAGTATCACGAACGAGCTCATCTATATACCCATAAAGCTCCACATCACCATAGCGAGTGGGAATGACTGCGGACACAAAGACTTGGGACAATGCACCGGAAAAATACTTCGACTGCTCTATACACCAGCTACGGTCAAATAAGAAATTACGCTCTGGCGCGATATCAGTAGCAGGAAAATATACCTGAATAGTATTCGTTTCTCCATCACCGATAATGGTGTATGGCTCCCGTTCGCTTGGTATATGCTTTTTCTTGTGGATATAGCAGTCTATGACAGCATTAAAGGCCGTTCCTTTATCAGCTGCCTCACTCTCAAACGGGACACGGTTTATCGCATCAAGTAGGCTTTGCTTCAGCTCCGCTTCAATTACTTCCGGACTTTTCTTATATTCCCCCGTTTCATTATCGACATTCCAGAAGCTCTCTACTTGTTCATCAGCCCGTAAATACTGCTCGAATTTATCAAGCAGTGACGGGTAGAATCTGTATTTAGGCTGCTGGTTCATACCTTTTGCTGAGTTTGTTAAACTTCAAGCCAAGTCTCTTGCACTTCTCATTGAGCATCATGCCTGCCCGTACCTTGCTGTCAAAGATATGCGTCATGGTGTCTAAAGCTTCCCGAACAGAATTGGCAGATTGTGTATCAGTCACTTGTTCCACTGCGTCACGGATAGCATCAAGAACCGCATCATATTCGGAAGATAGTTCCGTCTGCTTCGTCTGATACTCCTTATAAGTACTGATGATTTTCGTCATGAAATCATTCTCACCCGTTACGGTACCGGACTCATCAATGATAACGGGTATCTTGATACGAGAAGGAAGATTACATGTGTTCTTGCCGTAGAACTTCTCGCACGGGTCAAAAGAAATAGTTCTATCTTTACCGATAGCTTCCATGTAACCAACCAAATCCAACTCCTTAATCAAATCACCGGCAGATGAGCCACCAATCTCCGGACGTATCTGTTTTTCGTCGCCTACTTTCTCCTCCCGTTCATGAGCCACGAAGATAACAGACTTGCCCATGAGGGTTACTTGGTTAACGAAGTTGATGAACATGTTCTTACGTACTCCGTAGCCTTGCAAAGAAAGGGTACCATCCGCTTTCTTCATCTTCGGATTCGCTGCCATAATCGCCTTATCCATAAAAGAAAGCATCTTTCCGGCAGTATCAATCACAATAGTGGAAAACTCCTTGATTTCTTCGGACGAAAGTACCTGGTTCGTCTCGTCCCAGCTTGTAATCTGGACGGTCGGTACACGATGGGCGGCATTGACACGGTGAATACCGCCGTCATAATCGAACAATACCGGATTGGGAGCCGATAATGCAAGAGTTGTTTTTCCCATGCCAGGTTGGCCGTAAATCAGTGCTGACAAGGTAGTCTTAACGGTCAGCTCGTTAGGTCTTTTGATAAGTCCCATAATAGAAAATATTAAAGTGGTTAATAAAAAAATAGCCAAAGGAAAGCCCCGAAGCGTATTCTCCGGGGCGCAAACGACAAATACTCCTAATCCTATCCGATTTCGCATTACCTTTCAGATAGAGTCAACGGCTAACCGATGCCGCGCGGATGATTCCCTGCGCTATCTTCGCCCTACTCTCGGACTAAAAGCGGATTTTCTCTCATAAAGGCTTGTAGAAACGGATGGATTCGAACCACCGACCGCCGCTTGTGGTGCTCTCCCATTAAGCTAAGAATCTACTTGAGAGAATCGAACTCTCAACCTTCCACCACACACGGTGCTCTATCCACTGAGCTACGTTCCCAGAATAGGTGAACTATTTTCACAAACCGTTCACCTTGAAACACAAACAAAAAATAAAACACGACAAAACTACTAAATAACCCTCTCTTGGATTGTGGACGTTGACGGACTCGAACCGCCAATCTCCTCAAATGAGTTGTGTTAGCCATTACACCGAACGCCCATATTTGCCTACCATATCTTCACAGACCGGGCAGGCAGGTCAACAAAGTTGCTCCCGGATAGGCGGTCAAGCCACACCGGGATAGTCACTTAAAACAAAAGCAAAATAAAAACTTAAATGAGGACTCTCACCTCACGTTGTCCTTTACAACGGTATTCTTGGTTAAACAATAGAAGTCGTGGGTAATACGGGACTTGAACACCGTGACCTATACATGATGAAACCTTTAAATAATACCATGACAAACTACAAATACCAATATCATGTACCGCTCTACCTAACTGAGCTAATTACCCGTGTCTGCCACGGCTCTCACGAGCGGCGGCAACTAACAGTCTAACTTAAAAATCAATCTAATTTATGAGTAATACACTTCCTCCGCTGAGGTTTATATCTTGAATGCCTTCTTCATCTCCATAGCGAAGAAGAACGAATAGCATATTCCTATCACATTGTAGAACCAACATTCCATGTTTTCGTTGAACATCAACAAACAAGGAAGAGCCATTACATTAAGCAATAGCACGTTGAGAATCATTCTTTTCATGTTTCTTGTTTTTTCTCGGTTTTCTACGTTTGATTATTGCGAATTTCAGTACATCTGCCGCATTACAGAACCACTTTCCATTTTGCTTATTGGTGGGCTTATCACTTCTTATTTTTCCTTCCTCTATTAACTTTATAAGCCTTCCCAAGCCACCGACCAATGAAGCGGATTTTCTTTGACCGAAAGTTTCATTCTCCATAATGAACAATACATCTGCCAACTTCGCCTCTGCCGTTCCATCAATCAATATTGTAGAACGCCATTGATTGTTATGAGTGTATATCATACTTCCAAAAAATTAAAGTCATTACTATTCCTTTTACCAAACCTCATATACCGCATGGCTGTCCGTGTCCGTGAGGGTATTCTCATTCTCCGTAAATCAATATCATTGCAAGTGACCTGCATCAATAAGAACAGAATGGAGAATAGGAATTCAAGCCCGTGTCTGCGTAATTCCTTCAAATCAAAATCACGCTTAAGCCTATCGCAAATCATATACAGAAGCAGTTCCGTATCTTTGGAAATACCCAACTTTCGGTATATCGTTCTTTTCTGGGTCTTGACAGTCCAAACCGATTTATTCAGATTGCCCGCCACCTCCTTGTCGGCAAGCCCCTTGCAGTACTCATTCGCGACAAGCAGTTCCGTAGGAGAAAGGGAAATCATCATGCGACCCTTTCCACATCAAAAATACCTTTCCTCTTGTCAACCTCCCCTACTTTCCAGTCAGCATCCTCAACGCAGAACTCCAATCTCAATCGGGGGATAATTGTCCCCTTTATGGAATTATACGCCTTAACCGGAAAAGTTAGAACTTCCCCTACCTCCATATCTCTCAAAGCCGGAGTGTAGTTTTCTGTGATTATTCGCTTTTTCATCGCTATAAAATTTTAATGATTAGTATTTGAGCTCTCCCGAGCCAATCCGATTGGCGGCATCACGCTTTATTCGGGAGATTTACTTAACTTTGCATTGCCACATTTAAAATTAAGTAAGCATGAGTAGTGAAAGAAATCTAATCAGACTCTACATGCGTTCTCTGGATGAACGAACAGAATGGGTATTCAAAATACAAACAACACTTTTAATGGTAGCTTCAACCACCTTTGCAGTAATCATTTCTTTAAGCAGTCCTTCAGAGGACAGTCTTTGCAACAAGCTTCTCCTTGTGACTGCAATATGCGTAAATGCACTCTGTATCCTTTTCTCTGGAATATCTTTATACGAGAATAGAGTGTTGAGCAATCAAGCTGTGCGCACCTATCGGGAATACCTAAGAAAATATCATAACGGGGAATTACCGCACGGTCAAGCTTACGTATATGAAAGCATACCAAAAAGAAAAATCTTCGTATTCTGTGAAGGATGTTCGTATGTTTCATTCCTGCTGTTTATCATCGTATTGGTTACATATACTATTGTAAGGAGTTTCTGTTAATTATTTCATGTTACGAAGTATCTTTTTAAAAACCCTCCAACAAAAGTATAGCACAAAGGGGAACAGTACCATTTGAACAATAGTCTGTATCACATAATTTACAGACAAGGCATCAATCGCATACTCGATTGGTGAATCCTTAATGTAATCTATTATTTCATTCATATTCTCTCTATTTTCGATTAATATTCGTGCCCCGATAAGCTCTCTCTGCTCTTCCCACCGGAGTTATCAGCTACTGTACTTCGCTGCATGACCGTTCGGGGCATGTCGGCTTCTTATTTCGCACCGTTGCAAATCTTTCGCTCGTTCTGAACTTCCATTCAGACATCGTCGCAAATTCTTGCTACTCCGGGTATCTCTCGCGTCCTCTATGCTGGGATTGAGGGTAAGCGCCAGTATCGCTTTCTGGAACGGATTACTTAGGGCAATCTCCATCTCGTTCTCCGTCTCCCATCAAAGGGTAGGCTCAATGACCGGACGGAGAATCTTTCAATTCGCCCATGCAAGGCTTTGCACGCCACTTGCGCAAGTATTCATGTTAAGCGTACAGCTGTTCTGCATGGTATATGTAGCTGCCTTTTCTGCGAATAATTATCTTAATCGCCTACGTAACGGGAACCGAAGGCTCCTTTGCTGTTCTGATTGTAGTAAGCTGAAGCTGGAGCGTTGCAGTAATCATAAGAACTTCTTCTTTCCGGTCGTACCAAAGCTGCTTTCATTACTTCTTTCTCAGCCTTTCTCACTTCTTCATCAGCAACACGTTTCTTTTCGTCAGCCCAAGCGAGTTTCAAGCAATCACCGAAGGTCTGTACACCGTGAGTAAGCTGGTATAGCTTGAAATACTTTCTGTATATCTCGTGAGCCGCTTTCATAATCTTGTGTAAATCGTACTTTTTCATTGTCTTACTCCTTTTTAGGTATTACTTTAATTTTGCCAACTCAACTATTTTTCATTATTTTGTAGTCGTTGTTGACGTTGATGTTGCAAAGATAAGATTTTTCTTATATCAAATACAAGAAATGATATAAGAATATTCTTATATTTAACTTTTATTAATATTATGGAATTAAAGGACTTTATAACGGCATCTTTAGAGAACATCGCAGATGGGATTATTGAATCGAATATTAAATTATTGAATAAAGGATTCATTGTAAGCCCATCAGCAAGTAGAGTAAACGATAGGACAACACATCAAATTCCTTTAGTTCAAGATATAAGATTTAATGTGTATGTAGAAGAAAACAATGAAACTAATGTATCTGGGAAAGGTGGATTGAGGGTATTGTCAGCTGGAATGAATGCAAAAACAGAGGGTAAATATGGAAATTCTCTGTCGTTTTCCATTCCAGTAATTTACCCTCAAAATTACTTTTTACTTTCTGAAAAGACGTTTGAATATTTTCCAGACAAAGATAAAGGCAGCGATAGTGGCCGCTATATATACAAGGATATATAAAGTAGCAGCAATCATTAACCAATCAAACATAATTATGTATGTATTAAATTCAATGCAAATATAAGAAAAATCTTATCACATGACAGGCCAAGAAATAATAAATAGTGTTTTATCTGAATTAGATATTAAAGCTCCAACATTGGCTGAGAAGATAGGGGTGCTTTATCAAAGAATATTTGACCTCCAAAAAGGTAAAACAAAGAAAGTCTCTTCTCAACTAGCTAATGCTATTATAAAAGTATATCCTCAATTTCAACTATCTTGGTTATTAACCGGTGAAGGAAATATGCTTACCGATGCTCCATCACAGACGTACCACTCCAACGCCCGCCCAGTTGACGATTTAAGCTACATGAACGTGCCCGTTATACACATCAAAGCACAATGTGGTTATCTCGCCGGATATGGAGATACCGAATATATAGACACCTTGCCCACAATGCCGGTAATCGTAGATAAGACCTATCACGGAAAATACCGCATATTTGAAGCAGAAGGTGACAGTATGGATGACAACAGCAGGCTTGCCATCTGCGATGGTGACAAGGTTTTAGCAAGGGAAGTAAGACGTGACCTTTGGCTTCCCAAACTTCATATTAACGACTGGTACTTCGTTATTGTACACCGTACAAACGGCATATCCATCAAGCAAATCACGGCCCAAGATGATAAAGGTAATATCACCTGCCACTCGCTCAATGAGTTATTCAATGACTACACCGTTAACCTTGATGATGTAGTGGAGATATACAACGTGATTAAGGTTGTTGAACGCAATATGAGACTATAATATCAATCTAAAAAGTAAAATACTATGGATTTTAAAGACACTATTAAACAGCTTGCTGATAGAATTGAAAAGCTGAAAGATAACATTCAGACAGAAGAAGCTACTAAAAATGCTTTCATCATGCCCTTTATTAATGCTCTGGGATATGATGTGTTCAATCCTTTGGAAGTATTGCCAGAAATGACCTGCGATATTGGGACCAAGAAAGGAGAAAAGATTGATTATGCCATCATGAAGGACGACCAGCCTATATTGCTGATTGAATGTAAGCATTGGAAGCAAGATTTAAACCTACATGATAACCAACTACTACGCTATTTCAACGTATCAAAAGCTAAGTTCGGACTTTTGACCAATGGAATTATCTACCGCTTCTATACAGATTTGAAAGAACCCAATATAATGGATGATAAGCCTTTTTTGGAAGTGGATATTACGGATTTAAGGGATAATCAAATCGAGGAACTGAAAAAATTCCATAAATCATACTTTGATGTGGACAATATTCTGAACTCAGCCAGCGAATTAAAGTACATGGGAGAATTAAAGGCTATTATCCAAGAAGAATTCTCCTCGCCTAGCACTGATTTTGTGAAAATGTTTGCTACCAAAGTTTATGAAGGTAGAATGCTTCAAAATATAATAGACCAATTCACACCTTTAGTCAAACGCGCTATCTCTTCACATATCAACGATATTATTAATGACCGTTTGAAAGGAGCTTTGACAGTTAGTGATTCCAAAATAGAGGAAAGCCAAACAAAAAACAGTGGAAACACATCAGAAGAGACTACAGAAGAAGTAAATACAGAATCCAAGATTGTCACTACAGAAGAAGAGTTAGATGCATACAGAATTGTAAAAGCTATCTGTAGAAAGAAAGTAGATATATCCCGCATAGTATATCGTGATGCACAGACTTATTTCAGTATTCTGCTTGATGACAACAATCGCAAACCTATTTGTCGTATGTATTTCAATACAGCCACTAAGTATGTAGCCACTATTGATGAAAACAAGAAAGATGTGAAACATGTTATTGAAACCCTAGATGACATCTATAATTACGAGGATGATTTCTTCAAGACAATAGACATGT